AGTGTATTATGTCAGGTTTTCAGAACCTCCAAGATCTATAGTTGAACCTTTAGATGTAGAAAGTTCGTACATCTTTTCATGTATTGTTTCTTCTTTTTTTGGTACACCATCATGTGGATATGGAATTACAATAGGTTCTTGAAACCAATCATCCAATACTATATCTTGTTTAGGTGTCGTCACTATAGAATCAGGCATCTCTGCATATAGATCATAGCCTGGCACATAAGATTCTGGTTCTTTTCTTGCAATTGATGCCAATGACAATAATCCCTTGAAAGGATTACCAATCTTTCGTATGATATCCATGTTCTTAAATTAATTTACGAATATTTAGTTATTATAACCTGTTTTTATCGTTTTGTCGTCTGCAGATACTGACAATCTATTTGTCAATTCCTGATATTTCTAATGCAGCTTTTGCTATCATTGGATCATCACCACAGTTCTTTATAGCTTCTCTTGTAACTTCTGGTAGTTGTTCTATTCTCTGCATAAACTGTACAAAGGTTGGATTTTGTTTCTCTTCTTCCACTTCTTCTTTAGTAACCATTGCAGTTAGTTTTTCATAATCTACTTCTTTCATTTTCTCTTCCTTAGTTTTTGGTAATTTTTGGCCATCTACGTAATTTCCATAGTTGCCATATTTCAATGTTCCTTCAGTAACTCTTATCAAAGGTTTGTTTGGTTGTGTTTCTGAAGCATAATGAATCATGATCACTGCATCTGGATATATTTTCTTCACTTGTGTCTCTACCTCACCTCTACTTGGAAACTTAGAGCCAGGAAAAAACATTTGAAGATAAAAAATCTTACCTCTCCAACGAAGAGTAACTCGTACGACTTGACCTATTTCGTTGTATCTTTCTACTTTTTCTGTTAGGTTGGTACTCATTGATACAGATAGCGCTTCCTTAGTATTTATTAGTATAAATACTGGCAGCTAAATTATCGTCACATAATGATGAAAAAGTATTTGCCTATATTATTGTTATTAATGACAGGATCAGCAGTTCATGCTGGCGGAATGACTACAAGACATCAATCTAGTATTCAATCAATTCAAACACCAACTATAACACAAACCCAAAGAACTGGTAACTCATATTCAGTTTCTGGAAGCAATGTGAGTACATCATACACATATTGTTCTGCTGGTTGTGACGGAAACAGTCCAACAAACACTACCGTAGCAGGTGGAGTTGGAAGGGTAAGTTATAATACCAATGGTACATCAACCCTGACTGATGTTGCTGCATCTCAAGGAGTGGTTTGTACAGCTGATTGTAGTGGAACTCCAACCTATAGTTCCACTGGTACTTTTAGTTTCGCAAATTCTTACACTCAAGCAGATGTTTCAACTGCAACAGGAACTAATGCAACTGTAACAGCAGGCGCATCAGGTGCTGCAGCAGTCCCAGGCACAATTAATAATGGTCACTCAATTGTTCTTGGTGGTTCTCAAACTTCTGGAACAACAGTTACTGGTCAGTTCATAACTGAAGTAAGTGTATTCAACTAATGATTAATGAAACGGATACTTGTCCTAAGTGTGGTTGTATCTGCCCTTGCGAGTGTGAGGACTGCGATTGCTGTGCCAGTGGTGCCAAATTTTACACAGGGCTCCATGACCAGCAATACGGTAACAAATACCACTGTGACTGAGACCATAAATAGTATGGATTATAATACTGGCTGGCAGTATTCGGTAACGGGCTCAGGAGTAAGTGCAAACGGAAATCTAACACCAACAGGTGCTGGTTCTATTAGCAATACTAATGTTACGTTAGACGGAGTGACTTCAACATGGAATGGATTGAATCTAGAACAAAGACCAAACTTCACAATGACAACAGACGGTGGCGCCTTTCAATTCAGCGAAAGCTATCAAGGGCCTGGCCTCTCAAATCACACAATAATACAGAGAACGACAACTATAAATTCAGTCACAGACACAACTTCAACCTTTACACAATAGCTAAAAAATTATGTTTATTATTTGTTACAACTGCGGTTTCAGTCCCTGCATATGCAGAAACAGTCGGTGGAGTATCCGCAACTGCAAACCCAATTGCAAATAGCTCTGGCTCAGTAACCAATCAAGCTATTCAGGTTCTTCAGGGGCCATATATTACGAATACTTATGGAAATGGTATACAGTGTCAAGGCCCGACCATGAATATTACACCATACCTTACGGCCACAGGAAATTTTAAGCGGCCGTTTGAACACACGTACCAAGATCCAGTGTACGACATGTCTGATTTAAATGATGACGGCATATTAGATAATCCAGGCCAGATACTTTACTACGTTCCAACAAGAACAGGACAACAAGAAGTTTATAATTTATCCGCTGGTTTATCAGCAACTTGGTCACGACCATTAGATAAAGAACTACAACAACAATGTAAAGATGCAGCGAATGCTAATATTGCGTTAATGAATCAGACTGTTGCAAATAAAAGATTAGACTTTGAATTAGCAAGACTTAAAAACTGTGGCGAATTAATGAAAGCTGGCGTGGTATTTCATCCCAAATCGCCATACCATGCCGTATGTGCTGATGTCGTTTTGGTGAATCCGCCAGGCACACTACCAGATCACAAACATACAATTACACCTAACCCTTCTTCATCTTCTCAAAATTTAAAGGAGATAACCCTTTCGATTGGCGATATCGATTAGCCTTAATTTCATCACGGGAAGGTCTGTATGGTTTCTTTCCTAGTTTCTTTTGTATTGCAGTAGTTAATTTTTTAATTATAGGTTTTATTATTCTCAACAATAATGGTGTTGCAGCTGCACCCGCTGTAGCTAACACTGCGATTGCCACTGTTGTGGTGGACTGATTGACAGAGGGTAAGAATTTTTCAACAGCAGACGTTGGTTCATACAATGTCACACAGGTTTTACCGTCTGCACTCAGTTCATGACCAGTTACTTTTTCATCACCTGCTTGAGTTAGATCACCAACTCTTAATTGGCCTGGGCCTGGGCAAGGTACTTCTTCATCTGCAGACAGATTTCCAGTGTCAGGAACATCTGGTGTCGGAGGAGTTGGTGGGGGTGGTACATTTGGTACAGGTGCTTCTCTTGTAATAATTAACTGTTCAGGCTCATAATTCATTGCATCATAATATGGTATGGTTGCATCACAAAGAATCATAGCCTTGTTAGGATCTTGTTCCACAAGATTCTTATCTTTTGGCAATCCACTCTTATGCATCTGATTATCCTGATGTCCTTTGACACAGCCAGGCATATTAATAATAGGATTACCAATATAAAGAACTACAGGAGGAACTAAATGATCAACATTAGGTGTTGCATTTAACCAATTGGGAATATATACATTAGGAACATATACTTCCCTAATACCAATTGTAGGTATAGTCATTAAAAATTAGGAATACCTAATCCAGTGCCTTCAGGAATTGGTGAAACTGGGCCTGTAAAACTAGGCATTGCATCACCTATTGCATCAGGCAACGCACCTCCCACATTACCCATCACAGATTCCATTACTTTACTTTTGACGTTTTCGATAATCGCATCCTTGCGTACGAATACATACCCAACAGTACCAACAACGGTGAGAGAGATAATACCACTTGCAATAGCGATTCCATTTACGAATTTCTGCATGATTTTAAGATTTTTTACTATCAGGAACAATTTTGACAGGGCCTGACTCTATCCTAATGGTTTGAGCAGGCGCAGTTTCTGCTGCCTTGGCAATAAGAAACTCCATATCTTTTTTAGATATGTTAGCACTACCACCATCGGCACCCTTCTTCTTACCACCAGCTTGAACGCCAAATGTAGCTAATACACCTGTGAAAACTGACGCTATGAATGTTGGGTCTAATTTCTGTTCTGGTATTTTAAGTGCTTCTGGTAACTTAACGTATGCAAGAGTTAAAATTCCTCCCGCCCAGACCAACACAGCCAATCTCACAAATGTAGAGAGAATGGCAATTTGTTCTTCTTTGTCATCCGCAGCATCTTTTAATTTACCGAGAAGACCTTTTGGTTTTTCCTCCTTGACTGGAGGAGTTTTACCTTTTACTGGTTCAGTCATCTAACTTTCCCTTTTTTAATAATTTTTGAAGTTCAGCTGTTGATCCTACAAAAAGTGCATTTGTAACATTATTAGGGCCCTTATCTTTAGGTTCCTTAATGTCCTTAACCTTTTTCTGTAGGTCTAATAATTTATCAGTGGCATCAGCCACACTTTTAATTATCTGTCCAGTAACTTCGTAAGCTCTGGCAGATCCACTCTCTTGAGAAATTTCCATGATACCATCAATGGCTTCTTGGCCTTTTTCTATTAGAGAATAGAGTTGACCACGAGTGTATTCATAATCACGATCTAGATCTTCCTTTTCACATTTGATTGGTTTGACAGTATCAATTTCAATAGGATCAGAAGAATCCTTTACTACATCTAACGCATCATCAATATCATCAAATTTCATGATTTATACATCCTTTTGTTGAGATGGAGAATATTGTTTAAAGTCCTCATAGAAAGAAGACATTTCATTAAATCCAAAATCATCACCAGAAGCGATAAGTGCATCATCACCACTTAATGGTAATGTTGCATCTCTAGATCCACTAAGTATATCTATGACAGATCCATCTGCATGATCTGAAACTGTGGTTCCATCTACACCTCTGTATACAGTTAATTCATTTCCACTAATAGAACGAATCTGTAGATTCTCTTCTCCTAATCTAATGTAATCATCAACTGTAAAGTTAGATGCACTATTGACTGAAACTACAGTTTGTTCTGCAGCTAAAGGTTTATTGATCGCAGTTGTATTATCATCATTGTAATCTTTTACAGCTCTTGGAG